TATTGGTGAACAAGTAATGGTGGTATTGGGTTCTAATGCTGATGCAAATTCACAAAAAAGGTCATCAACGAGAAATTATTATATTTCAACGGTTGGTATTCAGTCAAACATAAATCATAACGCATTACCAAAACTTAATAGTAAATCATCCGTAGGGCTTGGTAATATAGATGGTGCTTTTGCTGGTGTTTCAGCCCAATCATCAGTTGATTCTCCACACGATTTTGGAAACGGATTTGTTGAACTAAAAAACCTATCTCAATTACAACCATATCTTGGTGATGTTATTTTTGAAGGTAGATTTGGTCAATCAATTCGTTTTGGATACACTCCACGAAATACAAAAAGAACTAATAGTTTGGTAAGTGGTGCTACAATAGAACCAAGTTGGACATCACCACGACCTGAAGCCCCAATCACAATTATTAGAAATGGTGTTGGGTTTTCTCGTGGATATAACAAGTTTATAGTTGAAGATATAAATCGTGATGACTCATCACTATATCTTACCTCACAACAAAAGCTTCAAATTAAAACAAGACCATTTTCAGTTGGAGTAGTTCCAAGTGGAATTTATCAAAACCCACAAGCCGTATTAAACTCCGACCGAGTTTTAATTAACTCTAAAAAAGATAGCGTTCTTATTAGTGGTGAAAAAGGAGTTTATGTTTCCACTCCAACGTGGAAAGCTGATATGGATAAAATGTTTACTCAACTTGCAAATTTACAAGCACAGGTTACCGCATTAAATAATACATTAGCCACACTGGCGCCAGCCTTACAAACAGCATTAACGCCTGTGGGTGCTCCTATCGCATCGTTAGTGGCTGTTGCTCCAAGTATTGTTGCAAGAACCTCACAAATAACAGGTCAATTACTTAAAATAAAGACCGAACTACAATTGATGAAAAACTGATATTTATTACTATGGATACAAATAAACTATTTAAAGCAATTCAAATCATTGTCCAAGAGGAAGTGAAGAAGGAAATGGCCAAGAGAGAAAAAGCCATCCGTGAATCTATTTTAAAAGAAATTAAATCAAAACCAATTCAAAAACAAATTTCAAAGGTTGAAGCTGACCCATTAGAGGTAAGTCACATTTTTGAATCTCAAACACCAAAGAAAAAATCTGGTCCAAAGTTTGAGGGTAAGTTTGCATCTCTACTTAATGAAACCGCTGATGGTGGTGATTGGAGAAGTATTAACTCTACCGGTGGTGCTTTTAATTCAAATCAAGCAATGGCTTGGGGTGTTATGAATCAAACCCCGGATGTTTTACAAACCGCAGAGGGTAGAGCCGTTCCTGTTGAACAACTACAACAAACTGAAGCTGGTCAAGCGGTGGTAAACGCATTAACACGGGATTACTCCGGATTGATGAAGGCGATTAACGCCAAGAAAGGTAAGTAATGGCTGTTCGTAAGGAATGGAAAATAAATCCAATTGATTTAAAAAAGAATGTTGCTGTTGGTGTTAAATTACCATTTGGCGGAGCAGGCGTTTTCCAATTATCTTACACAACCGAAGAACAAGCCATTTCTAATCTAAAAAATTTAGTCCTAACTCGTAAAGGTGAACGACCTTTCCAACCTCTATTTGGAACGGATGTATACTCACTTTTGTTTGAGCAAATAGGTGGTTTTATTGAAGACAATTTAAAAGCGTCCATAACCGAGGACATTGGTTTCTGGTTGCCGTATATTTTATTAAGTGATGTTATTGTAGACGCTCAGCCGGATTCCAATAGAGTTAATATATCACTTAATTTTAGAGTAACTGAAAGTGGCGCAAATCAAACTATAATTATCTATGTAGACCAACAAGGTGGTCTAACTATTGCTTAAGGAATATAAATGACTGATAAGGTAAATAAAGAAGTAAGTTTAATTGGTAGAGATTTTGGAGATTTCCGTAAGAATCTTATTGACTTTGCTAAAAACTACTTTCCCGAAACTTACAATGACTTTAATGAGTCATCTCCTGGAATGATGTTTATTGAAATGGCATCATATGTGGGTGATGTTCTTTCTTACTATACTGATGTTCAGTTAAGAGAATCAATTCTTGAACAAGCACAAGAAAAGGGTAATGTATTCCTTATTTCTCAAGCTATGGGATACAAACCAAAGTTGAATGTTCCTGCGACCACAATCTTAACAATCTACCAAATTGTTCCCTCAAAAGGTAGTGGTGATAATTTTAGTCCTGATTTTGATTACGCTTTGAAAGTCAAAGAAGGTATGAAAGTCAATTCGGCTACCAATAACGAAATTCAGTTTTCTACAACCCAAAAAGTAGATTTTGCATTTTCATCATCGTTTGACCCAACGGAAGTTACGGTTTATCAAATAAATGACACTACAAATGAACCAACATATTACTTGTTAAAAAAATATGTTAAAGCCGTTAGTGGCCAAGAAGCAACACAAGAATTTGTTTTTGATTCTCCAAAAATTTACGATAAGATTCGTATTGATGAAGAAAACTTAATTGATGTTGTAAAGATTGTAGATGATAATGGTGACACTTGGTCCAAGGTTCCATATCTGGCTCAAGATACTATTTTTGAACAAGTTCCAAATACATCTGCATACTCTTTAAACTATAACTTGTATGCTGGTGAAACTCCATATCTTTTAAGATTAAAAAGAGTTCCAAAAAGATATATTACCCGAATTGAAGAGGACAACTCAATTACAATTCAGTTTGGTGCTGGTATATCATCAAATGCTGATGAAGAAATCTTACCAAATCCAGATAATGTGGGTTCTGCACTTTATCCTGCAAGTGGTGACCTTGACCAAGGTATTGACCCATCAAACTTTATGTATTCAAAAACATATGGTGTCGCTCCATCCAATTCAACTTTAACCATAACATATCGCACTGGTAATGGTGTATTAGATAATGTTCCATCAAGGGACTTAACTGAAATTGATACAGTCGTATTTGAAAACCAAAATCAATCAGCGTTAAACGAAGATACATTTAGAGTAGTTCAAAATTCAGTTGCAGTGACTAACGAAGCTGCTGCTGGTGGTGCTAAATTTGAAGAAGACATTGAACAAGTTCGCCAAAACGCAATGGCTTACTTTGCAGCTCAAAATAGAGCGGTCACCAAGGAAGATTATGTTTTAAGAGCATACGCTTTACCACCACAATTTGGTTCAATAGCAAAAGCATTTCTTGCACCTGATTGGCAAGTTCAAACTTTACTTGATGATGGTCCAAACCCAATTGCAAATCCATTAGCATTAAACCTTTATGTTTTGGGTTATGATAATGAAAAAAAATTAAAGAGTTTAAACGCAGCTACCAAGGAAAACTTAAAGAACTACTTGTCATACTATCGCATGTTGACCGATGCTGTAAATATTAAAAATGGATATGTTGTAAATATTGGTATTGATTTTGAAGTGATTGTTCTTCCAAACTATAATTCAAATGAAGTTCTTTTAAGATGTATTAACGCACTAAAAGATTACTTTAATATTGATAAAAGACAAATTAACCAACCAATTATGTTATCAGAACTCTATATTCTATTGGATAGAATTGATGGAGTTCAGACTGTTGTAAGACCCGATAGAGATGGTGTGGGTGGATTACAGGTTGTAAACAAGTGGGGTGGTGTATACTCCGAAAACAAATACGACATTGTAAACGCAACAAAGCAAGGAGTTGTATATCCACCAAAAGACCCATCAATTTTTGAAATTAAATACCCTGACCTTGATATCAAAGGTAAGGTAGTTCCAATGACATATTAAGAGGTAGAAAATGATTTATAGAATTTATCCAAAAAAAGACGCCACAATTTATGAGGATACTGCTCGTAAAAACCAAAATACTGGCAAGGATGAGATTCTTGAGGTTGGTAAGTTTTACGACCCCACCAACCCATCTACCTTAATTGGTAATAGTAGAATCTTAATTGAGTTTGACCTTGATACAATTTCAAATTTAATTTCAAGTAATGATATTAGTGGTAGCATTAAATATTATCTAAACTTGGAATCTACCGAAGAAGCTGAAATCGCATCAAATTACGATTTGTATGTTTATCCTGTAAAAGAACAATGGTTAGAAGGTATTGGTAAAGAGTCAGATACTCCACACAATGAAGTTGATGTATCTTGGGTGTATCGTGCTAGTGGTTCAATTTGGGATGTTGAAAACGAAACTGTAAACAAACCAACAAATCCCGAAACGATTTCAAACCTATTGTCAGCATATACCTTTGTGGCATCGGTTGGTTCTTTTACATTAGATACATCACAAAGTATTCTTGGAACCGATGGAACAGCTCCATCCATATCCGTAGAAAATGGTAGAATGAAACTTTCGGGCGCTAACTTTGGTGGTGGAACCGCTTTGTTGAGTGCTTCTTTACTTGGTGGTCAAGAATATAATATTCAGTTTGAAGTTGACCCAAATACACTAACTGGTATTGATTTTAGAGTTGCATATGATGGTGTGTATTTAACAAATCTATCAAACTATACACAATCAATTTCAGCAGCATCAACTCAATCCGTTAAATTTACACCAAATCAGTCTGGTGTATATGAAACATCTTTAACATTCTTTGATAGAAATGGTTCAAATGGTTCTGATGGATTTATAGATAATTTTTACATCTATGGTACTCCTCCTGCTGGAACCCTATTGTGGGACACATACGCTATACCAAGTACAACTACTGTTTATTTTTTAAATAATAGTATAACGGGTTCTGCTGGTGAATTACCAAATATATTTGTAAGTGAATCAAAACTTTTCTTAACAGCATCTAATTTTGGTGGTACTGCTGTAAATAGAAATTATGATTTATATTCGGGCGTTACATACACCTCAAGTTTTTATTTTAATACGGGCTCTGGTCTTCATAATTTAAAATATCAAGTTATTGAACCCGATGGTAGAGAAGAAACATTCCAACCATTAACTCAATCAGGTCCATATACACAAAGTTTTGTTGCAGACCAAAATGGTGAGTATTCATTTAGGTGGTCTTACTACGCAAGTGGTTCGGGTCAAGGAAACGCTTTCATCCAAAACTTTAAATTAGAAACCAACGCTGCGTTATATCCAACATCATCATTAGTTTTGGATAATGAGTATGAAGCCAGAGGAGCTGTAAACTCTGGTGGTGGAACTTGGTATACTTCATCATTCCTAACAGGCAATCACTACTATCAATCATTTGACAAGTATATTCAAAACTTAAATGTTGAGGTGACTGATTACATCAATGATTTTTTACAAGGTCATCGTGAGAATTATGGTTTCATTGTTTTAAAATCAAAAGAAGATGATG